TAGGCTATTTTATCTTATTTATTCGAAAAAAGCACGAAAAAAGAGCACACAACAATTATAGTTGATACGTAAATTTACACCATTTTACAATACATTGGATTTTAGAGCTTTAAAACGAGATTAAAGTTGAATTTTTACATCATTTTACAGAGATTTACGACACTTTTGCCCCTTTTTTGCCCCTTTTTGCAAATAAAAAACCGCAGGTTGTTGCCTACGGTTTGATGTAATCTATTTTGAAATTCTTTCTATTTTTATTTTGTTGTAATCAAACCATCCGGTTCAACTACAAACGCTGCTTTATCAGCCATACGCCCATCTGGTAGAAGTAGATACCAGCCGTCGTTGTAACGTACAAACGTATCGGATTTCATATCACCGTTAGTAGCATCACAATAATACCAATTATCGTAATACTTGATCCAGCCAGTCTGCATAGAGCCATCACGATTGAAGTAATACCATTTGCCATTGATCTTCTTCCAGCTCGTGGCCATGTATCCACTAGAGTCAAACCAGTACCATTTACCGTCTGTATGCTTGAGCCATTTCTCAGAGTACATATAGCCTGACTCGTCGAAATAAAACCATGAGCGATTTTCTTCAATGTACTCAAATTGGTCTTTTGGATAGGAGCCGTTAGCACGAACGAACCAGTAACCATTATCGTCATTTTGCCAGCCGGTTTTGATTTCTTCGGCTGCTGCAGATGGATTGGTCAAGCGATACACATAATAGTAAGGCCGTCCTGCATAGAGCCAAATGTCATCATGATCATTTACTGTGATGCCGTCGAAACGATAGTTACAGTGGATAATGTTATCACTATCCACAAAAATACCAGTGTGCCCACCAGCACCCGAAGATTCTCCTTTACGCCCCCAAATAAATACGTCACCACGTTGAGCATCCCATGGGGTATTTTCAGAGATGAGCTCATATCCGTTCTTTTTGAGCCAGTCATGCTCATACTCAGTATTGACCGCCCAGCCCGCTGATACGGCTCCAGCGCTCAGTAGAGCGTAGTAGATTGAACTTGAGCAATCATAAGAGTCAGGCCCATTGCGGTCATCCATACTATAAGATACTTGCCCTTTTCGAGCACGCATCCAAGCAATAGCTGTTTCAAGATTTAATGCCATTGTTCCCTCCTTTTTTACTTAGTCCTCACTTGGCTCATGATAGTCAAGGGCGCGATTACTGTCAGAAATCCCTGCTGTTGTTGGGTCGTTGACAACGCCAATAAGTACAAGGATGTAAACAAACGTGTTTACACCGTCTTGAATATTCTTCGGAATCTCAAGGCCAAATTGTTGAGCCATCAAAAACACTGCTCCTAAAAGAGCTACTAGTGTCACTTTATTTTGCAAACGCAATTTCCAATTAATCATGTTATTCTCCTTTTTTATTGTTTGTTCTGAATTAGGTTTTTTAGTTCCCTCACGTCCTCGCCAAGAGACTTAACTTGCTCAGCTAGAACAAGTATAGCCTTATTTTGCTCGTCGTGATTATCAAGCCGCTTATTTGCTGATACTTTAAATTCTTGCAAATTTTCAATGTCTTTTTCCATAGCTGTAATACGATTTTCTTGCTTTGTATTACGATCTTTCATTGAGAAATACAGGGTTACAACAGGGACGAGAGAGAAAACGAACTGTACAATTAAACGCTCGTATTCTGGCATATACACCTCCTTAATCGATTCTAGGCATGACAACAGTCAGCACACCTTGCCGAAGCATATCAGAGAGCCCTTGATCCTTGTAGGTATAGCCTTCTGACTGTTGCATCTGGAACTTAAAGATAGTCAACGTGCCCTTTGGCCATTTGGCATTGTTTTCGAACGGATAAGGCATAGCAACAATGTCTCCGTTTGTGTAACGGTTGGTCTTAACAAGTGGCTTGATGAATGCGGCCACCTTAGAATAAGCATGAGTAGGCATGCCCCCATTTTGAGAGATAGCTAGGGCGATGAGAACCTCTGTGATAGCTGAGACTGTATCAAGATTTTCCTTATTTTCGGTTGTCGCTTGCTCCACCTTTGTTGCCATTTCTTTATTTTGTTTTAGCTGCTCATCTACTTTATTGAATTTCTCATTTTCAGCACGATTTGGAAAATTCTCTTGATAAAGAACTTCCAAGGCCATCTCGAAGAGTTCTATATTAGACAAGCTGATTTTGTCAGGTGGTAAAAATACAGGAATGTTAGCACCATCAGAATTAACTAGCATAACCTTTGTCGCTGATGCTGTTCCGCTCGCATCAAATTCTTGTGATTTTGAACCATATTCTAGTTTCATATTTCCTCCTTTTGATTTAATTATCTACAAAATGTTAGGGATTTTTTACGTTTTTAAGGGTAAGGGTCATTTGTAATATAAGTGACTGTACCTGTCCAGTATTTATTACCCTTTGAATTACTTGTCAGACGGATTTTACCATCTGATGCAAGATGTAAGATAGCCGTGCCTGTGACATTTGAGTCTGAGATACCTTGTAAAACTAAATCAACCTCTTGAGTTGGTCTAAATCCAGCTGGGATAGTTTCCTTAACTTCTCGATAGTCTGAGTCCGTGTTGATATTTGTGATTTTTCTTTCTGTCGAAATTGTAACCATATTACCAATTCTTGTAATGATTCCGTTTATATACCATCCTAGCTCGATTTTTTTCTTGACGGTTTCTTGAGTACTATCAATCTTTTTCCAATCCTCCCAATCGTCAATAGTTTTAGACCATCTGTGATGTCTGAAATAGACCTGCCCATTATTCCCATAGAATAGCTGAATAGCCTCTTTATACCCATCTGTGTTCTTTCCGTAGTTGCTATAGTGGAACAGATAGCCCCACTGCCCATTTGGATTTCCTCTAGCTGTTTGATCAACATAATAATAACCCGGCTCATCAATTAGGTTTGCGTTATCGACATTAGGCTTCTCATTGAACAATTTAGTAGCACCGTTATTTTGAATTAGCTGATATTGCTGAATAGGCTGGTCATTGGCGTATATATCACCTTTCACATCCAAGGCTCCACGCTCACGGATTTTATTGACCCCAACTCCTGAGCGATCATAAGACAAAACCACGCTCTCTGTTGCAACGTTGACCATGAAGTCAGTACGAGTGAATTTATCCTCTAGTGTGCCAATAACAACCCACGATTGATTAGCTAGATAATTTCCTGCTAGATTGGCCTGCGAATTGGTCAAGTTTGAAATACTTGTCCAGGAGCCAGAAGCTGGGCCTGTATCCACTTGAAAGTTAGTAGTACCAAGTCGAGCAACTTTGAAAGTTAAGGCCATTGAGTTCTTTTGACTTCCTGCCACTACCAAAGGTGCTACTTTGGCATTTCTTGTGACCGTCAATGTGCTAGAGGTTGATCCTGTCCGTGCAATACTAAAACTCAAAGCGGGAGCGAAATACTCAAGCACGGTTACAGATACCTCTTTAGTATCAGACCAGCGCCCACGGCTATCAGATACACTCGCCCTGATTTTGATTGTGCCGTGATAATTCATAATTCCAAGGCTACCGCCGTTCGAGCTTGTAGACTGGTTTTTGCCGATTATTTCGGCATAGTATCCAGTGATGGATGAGCCGTAGACTCCCTGAGCACCGTTGAAAGCTACCTTGATGTTAGAAATAACCTGGATGAACGTGTCAGAGTTTGGGATAAGGTTTTGTGCTGCACCGTTTAGGTCTGACAATGAAATTCCAGTAAAACTAGGCTTGACATTTGCTGGCACGCTTGCCGTAAAGGTCGCTGACTGTGTGCCTGTCTTAGTAGAGCCTGAGTAGGTGTCTACATAGATAGTCCCTGTTCCGCTCGCTGAGTTTGGGATGTCATTGGCAAAATCAAGAGGGATCGTCCAGCTGGTGGATGTGTCTACATTCGTCGCAATCGTTCCACTCTTACCAGCCCAGGCATAGCGCACCGTATGCTTCAAACTTGAGCTCTGACGGTTGATATTGATGGCAACCGCACTGCCAATGACCCCAGCGCTCACGCTTACAGAGCTTGAACGCGGGATAGTAGTCAGACCGAGATTTCCTGATACTGTGATAGTCCCATGCAGTCCGTTATTCGGATTGAACGTACATGAGAAAGGTAGTGTCTTCCGACCGTCTGAGTTGTGTGAGATTGTGGTTGAACCACTAGCGAGAGTAACCTCGCCGTCCCAAACTTCCCAAACTGGATTGCTGGAATGCACATTTTGACCATCCAAAGTTAGAGACACCGTGCTGTCTCCCTGTTTATTGAACGTGTGATAGTACGTATAGCGACTAACTGTTAATTCCCAGTTTACAGTTGAGGTGTTAGCTGAAATGTCTGTTGAAACTTCATCAATATACACATTCAAATATAAGCTGTTACTTGAATTACTAAATCTAGGCATTTTGCTCCTTTCTAACCCACATATCGGATGACATTCATGTCAGGGTTGATATGATACTGTTCTTCTCTAAAACGGCCTATCTGGATAGTCTTAGAGAAAATACCATTTTCAATATGGATAACCCCTTGAGAAATATACATCACTTCAACTCCTGCGCTAAACATTGAAATTCGACCGTTAGGATTGAACATCATGCTAGAGCTACCATCATTCTTACCGATGACAAGGCCCTCATTTGAGGAGCTCATGTAAGTATCGATGAAATTCCAGCGATCAGAGAGCTCTCCCAAGTCTTTGGCGATGTTAGAGACACGCTGACTAGCTGAAATCAAATCTTTCTCAGCTTGCGCCCTCGCTGTCTCGTTTGCGTTGACAAAGTCCTTATAAGCCTTTATCCAGTTGTCAAGCGTATCAGCGCTAGCCTTTGCCTCAAGCTCAGCCTGGATAATACCAGCTTTCTCATTCAAAGCGTTCAGTTGTTCCTGAGTTAGTCCTTGATCAGCTTTTGAATTGATACCATCCATTACATCTTCAACCGATTGAACATAATCTGGGAAATGAGAGCCAATCGATAGCATCGCATTCTCAATAGAAACTCTAGTCCCAGCAGGAAAACCATAATTTGTGCCAAAGCGAATAAACACATTGTCTGTCTTGTAATCTTCAGAGGCACTAGATAAATCAATCATGAACTCAAAATGCTGTCTAGCAGTTGTACCACCTTTAAATTTCAAGCTCTTATATGAGTACCAAGGCGATGCTGAAAAGTGAACATCAGCAGTTTTATCTGAATCAAGAGGAGACAAAAAAGCAATATCAAAGGAAATTCTTACAAAATCTTTCTTAAAGCGCTCTGCATTCTTCCAAAATTCATCCACAATATAAGTACGATAGTCAAACGTTTCTTGACTATCTGTTGCAAATACCCTCGATGCTGAATCTTTAAAATAATTTCTTGTCCCGCCTTTTATCTTCGCCCATCTATCAGTCCACTTATACCTTGTCTTATCTAAGCTGTTGGCCTGTTCATAGTCCGAATAATAACCTTGATAGCGCTGATTTCTATCCTCAAAAGAAAGGTCTGATCCATCCGAATTATCAGAAAATGCAAAGTGGATGACGGTTGATTTCCCATCTTCTCCTTTCTGACCAGCTTCACCATCTGAAACATTCACAAATGATAATTCATCACTTGCAACCTTATCATTATCAACGTAAGCTGATACAAGTAAAGTAGAGGTTTTTTGAACATTTGAACCTCTTACAAGATAATTCATTCCAGTTGTCAGGTTTCCATCAAGTGCCCAACGCCAAGTTACTCCGGCGGTAACAGGCTTACCACCTTTATACAAAGTAGCAGTTACCGTACTTTCGCCATCTCCATTCTTAAAGATGACACCTTTATCAGTGGCTAACTTAATAGTGTAGGGTTTAGATGCTTCAAAAAGTCGCTCAAAGGCTGCTTGGATGCCATCTGATAACTTATTCTCAAGTGCCTTAAAATTAGAAAACGTAGTTTTATTGCTCGCTGGGTTCGTAAAGCTAATTTTCTGCTCAGAGACCCGTGCTTGAATCATAAGAGCCGGACTAAAACCATTGTCATAAATCTTGATTGTGTCACCAATCTCAACGTCAATAAAGCCATCTACTTCATATGTCACCGCAGGATAACAATGTTTTTTTAGCTCATTGTAAGCCAATCGGCGCAATTCTTTTGGATTGTCTGTCTCGTAAGAGAAATCCTTTCGTATCCATTGATCATCGAATGTGTTTGGACTAAAAACAGATGGATACATTTGCATTGAGATGGGGGCATATAGAGATTCATTCCGTTGATAAAATTCAAGGATCCCATCCCTAGTTACAGACCAAGGATCTAACCCTCGAAGCGTTACCACCTCTTCTACTTCTTCGCCTTTTTCATTTTTAACACGCCTTTTACCTGTGGGTCTAATCGCATTAAAAACACCTGTCTTATCAACTTTTCTAGTGATAGAAGTTAGATTTTTACCATAAGTTAGCTGTATGTCATTTCTGACACGCCCAACGCCTTGGTGGTTATCATCATTCTCTCGATACACATTAATCCTAAATGATTTAATAGAACTATCGGCATTTAATTGTGTATCAAACTCGATTTCTGCATCGAATTTATGAGCTAGACTAAGCAAACGGGCTAGATTAGTATCTTGTCCCTCCCATTCCAAGGTTCGTTTTCTATCCGAGATCTCGTTAATTCCAACGGAAAGATTACTGAAACCAAGCAGCCCCATTTCTTGGCAATACTCAATAAATGACATTGCTCTTTCTGCTTTGTACGGATTGGCTACTTCATTGATCAACTCAAGATTGAGGTTTTCACAATAACACTTGATTGTCTGCTCGTTCTCCTCGACAGTCATCACATTGAATAGGTAAGTGCGCCCGTGGTATCGAAACGAGATCCAAGCGCGCTCGTTCAAATATTGATAAGCTTTAGATAAAGCAGTATCCGATTTGATTGCTTTTTTAAATACAGTGAATTCAAAAGTTGAGGATCCTGTTGACAAATCCCTTGTCCAAGTATCGTCGTAATAATTAAGCGTATTTTGCTTATCATTATCAACAAAAGCAACTTTTTGCAAATTTGCATCATGAATCGTTAATAGCATTATAGCCACCTTTCTTCAAATTCAATCGATACAGTCGGATGTTTTTTGATAAAGCTGGAGAAATACATCTCTAATTTTGAATTACCTGGAGGGATAGAGAGCCATTGAGAACCATCTACAACCTCGCTTGCTTTTGCGATATCATCAATATAGACTGTGTCGTCTTCGCTGTTGATGACAACATTTGAACCAGTCGTAAAACGGTTAGGAATATCTCTTGTCTGTGTAACAAAGTCTTTGCGGTAATAAAGACCATCAAGGTACATGTGAGAAACCATTGGATGATCTCGATATGCCCCTATTGTCACGTGAATTCTAGCGGATTTTTTCCCTTTAATTTCTGGAACAATGAAAGTTGAGTAAGAACCACCATAAAAAACTTGGATTCTGTCATCATTACGTTTCAAGTCAGACCATCCTTTGGCCACACTAAAAGGGTTTCGGTCAGCAGTTGTTGTACCATCAAATCTCCAACGTCCTAAGATACGATAACCACCGTTCCCATCGCTTACAAAAAAGTTGTATTCACAATCAGAACTAAGATTCCGTTTAAAAGTTTCCACTCCATATAAAAACTTACCTGCTGTATCAGATACAGTAATCTTGATGAAACCGTATTGGTTGTTTGCCTCTGCCCAAAAAACTTGTCTCCACCACAAATAGTCATCCAATGATCCTGTTGTTTTAGCGCTATTAGCTGGGATATCCCACGACAAGCTAGTTGCATAGTTGTGTAATTTGGTTTCTCTTCGCAAATCTTTCAATCGAATATGTGAGCGATCCCAGAGATTCACCATCTCAGCTGTTCCGACTACATATTCTGTATTATCGTTTGTAACAGCTTGATTTTTTAATGCTTGAATAAAACCATTTGAGATTTCATTATCTCGATAGTTAAGCAGCATTTCTGATTTTTGGGATGGATCAGTAAAAGCATCTTCGCTATTTCCAATTTCAAAAGAACCTGTGTTATTCACTAGACCGATATAACCGTTATCCGCATTGTGCTTAACTTTAACAATTGGATTCGCTGGAACTGTCCCAGCATTGGCCAAATCAAATACCATTTTATTTCCTGTTACAGTAGCGTTAGCGATGCTATCAAACTTCTTGTAAGCAATGCTGTGAGCCACCCCATCAGGAATGACAAGCTTAAACTCCGAGCGTTGAAACCATCTTGTCAAGTTTTCTGGAGTGATTTCATCAACCGGCAACCCCATATAATACTTGTCCGGTTCATCGCCATAAACAACTTTTACAGGCTCTAGCACGTTCAAAACGCCAGCCAATTCATGTTTAAGGCGCTCAAGAGCCTCCCCATCACGCGCAATCATGTCAAACTTGATGGTATGCTCCTTTTCACCACGTTTCACTTGTTGGATATTAACGCCCAAGGAGGGAGCGTTATCAAATGTAACGCTCCTCTTATTTCCGATAGGGCGGACAATATCCTTGATCTTGATATATTGCGACAAATCAACACCGTTAAAAACCATCGTTTTTGTCATTCAAGAATACCTCTCATTCTATTTTCCCGTCTTAGTTTCTCCGACTGGTATTTGGCGAATCTATCGCCTGTTTTAGCGACTAAAGTACCATCATTGAGGTACATTTCATTTGGTCGTCTAACAGCCATCTCAGCCACATCTAAGGCTTTCTCTAGCAGTTCGCTAGATTTGTCCATGGTGACCTTGATTTTTTCAGCTATTGTCTGTTTACTACTTTGTTTAACAGTCACTTGAGCACCTAGTTTTTTATTCAAACCTAGAGAGATTTCTGGTCTAGTATCAATCATCATGCTTTCTTTTAATCGCAACATTGATCTTTTAACAGCGCCAGCATCCGCCTCAATACCAACAGCGATACCTTGAGGGATAAATCGTCCGACTTCATCACGCATCGCTTTAGACGGCGACTGGATTCTCAGAGCATCTTTGATAGTCTCTTTCACACTTGTTGCTATTGATCTAGCCGTTTCCAAAACGGCTCCAGCACCATTATTCAATCCAGTATTTAAACCAGCCATGGCCATTTCACCTGCATATGTGAAATCTGATGGTAGGTTATTAAACGGCTCTTTGATTTGAGTTGATAATGTTGTCGCTGAATTTGTCGGTTGCGACGCACCATTATCAATACCCTCAGCTAATCCAGTAGTGATAAAACCACCATACTCATTAAATACACGAGATGGGGAATTGATATCCATTTCACTTGTAAAGGATTCTTTTATATCATTAGCCATGTTTTTGGAAGATTCTCCAGCGGTAGAAGCTCCTTGTTCTATCCCTTGACTGACCCCGTTGGGGATTTCTTGCCCCAAACTAGAAAAGTCAGCAGCTGCAATTTCTTCTTGCAAACTCGATACTTGACTTTGTACAATGCCCTTGATCTTGTCTGTGATACCCAAAGCACCCGTATCCATACCAGCAGTTAAGCCATTCATAGCTGACTCACCACCTTGAGTAAAGACTTCGTTCAAAGTTGCTAACTTTTCGTCTGAGGCATTAACAAGTTCTTGAACATACAACCCCCCTTGAGGCCCCATCTGTTGCAATTTGGCCAAAATCCCCTCGTTTACCCCGCGTTCGGCCAATGTATTGAGGTTTGTTGCCCAATTATTGACCGCTTCTTGGTTTTTTTGGAGGTTGGCAATCATTTCATCGACACTAATAGCTGACTTGTACTTGATTTGTTCAAACATGTTTGTTGTGGTTTCAAGCAACTCATTGTATTTAGTACGCATGTCATCAATAGCCTTTTGTTGAGCCTTGGACATATTTTCGTATGCTACAACTTGTCTATTTGACCCACTTTCAGCAGCGGCAGCCATAGCTTCAGATGCTGCCTGTTGAACTTGAGATGTTTTTTCGTACTCAGTTTGCAATTCTGTCTGGGTATTCTTAAGCTCAGTTTCCTTGTCGTTGAGTTCTTGCAGTTTTTCTTTGCGGACACTATCGCTAACATTGGACTCTTCATTCCACTTATTACGTTGTTCTGCAATCTGCTTCAGTTGCTCGCCAATTTCAGCGCGCTTTTGTTCAATATCAAGTAGATTCTTTTGTGATGCCTCCCATGTCGATTCTGCCTCCATCGCTGAGATTCTAGCTTTGATTTGATCACTGTTGTGAGACAAAGAATCAGAGTTCTTATCATAGGCCAGATTTAAACCGCTAACTGAGGCATTCAAAGCATCAATCTTTTTCTTGAGATTTTTCTTGTCTGCTGCAGTTTTATTTGTTTTTTGAGAAAGTTGAACAATTTCATCAGCCAATTTTTGGTAAGATTCTGTATTTCCTTTTACAGATTCAAGATTTTTCTGACGCTCTTTTGCGCTTTGTTTAACAGAATCTGTTAATTGATCCGTACTCTTGACTAACTCCTCTTGTTCAGATTTGAGGCGTTTGGTTTCTTCACTTTCAGCAGTCAGCCATTGCCACAGACCTACCAATGCACCGACGGCAAGACCTACACCAGCAACAATCCAACCAACAGGGCCGGTTAAAGCTGTCAGCGCTGCTTTAAACGCTGTTGTTGCAGCGGTTGCAGCAATAGTAGCAGCGGTTTGCAAACTGATAGCGCCAGTTAAAACACCATAAAGCAAATTAGACGCTGTTAAAGCTCCGTTATTTGCCAGATTTGCGACCATTTGAGCCTTTGTTACTGTTCCACATGTCGCTTGTGCAGCGGTCATTAAATTAATAATCTGTATTGCCCCTGCAGCTGTTGTTTTGAATGTTTGCCAGGAATTAATTAAGTTTTTTGCCGCAGTTATAGCTTCGTTGGCAGCACGCATAGCCACCAAAGCAGAAACTAAACTAATAATAACTGGCGTCAAAGATGAGATCACAGAAGTTCCGGCACCCAAAACACTAAATAAAGTCTGAAAAACAGGTGTACTAGCTTTAATTACGTTGACAATAACACCAAAAGCAGCATTGATGATTACTTTCAATGCATCGAAGTTCTCAGCAATTGTTTTTCCTGTTGCTGCCTTTGTTAAATCGTCAAGAGCCTTGATTGTATTTGCGACACCTTTTACAATTGCATTTTTTAAGTTGCCAAAAGAGGTCTGAATCCCTTTACTATTAGATTTTGCAAGTTCAGCGAAACCACCAACACCACCATTTAACTCAATCAATTTTGAAGCGAACTGATCAAACGTAAGTTCTCCCTGTTTTAATGCAGAATAGAAATCATTCTGAGCGGATTGACCAGCAAAACCGAATGATTCAGCAGTCTTTTGCAAAGCATAGGGCATGGTTTCTTGCAATGTTTTCCAACTTTGCATGTCAACCTTACCAGCTGATAACATCTGGCTAAACTGTTGTAAACCACGGCTTGCATCAGCACTAGAAGATCCAGAGGCAAGAAAGGCATTATTAAGAGCAAGTGTTAGATCTGTTGATTTGTTGATGTCTCCAGTAATCGAGGTAAGACGTTGAGCTGTACCAACTACTTCATTCAAAGTCGTAGGCAAGCCCTCAATGCCTGCTGCAAGTTTCTTAGTTGAGCGCGTGACATCTTCTGTACTATGTCCCATCGCTTGCATTACTCTTGGATAACTCTCAAGAGTGTCAAAACGCTGAATAGCTCCTCCTAAAGAATCTGTCAGAAGATCCACAGCTTTGGATGCTAATTTAAAGGCAGCGCCACCTAGAGCAAATTTCTTCAGAGAATCACTTCCTCTATCGCCCTTTTGTGCTGTCTTGTCTAACTCATCGTTTAGAACCTTGACCTTATTTCCATCAACATCAACAACGATGGTCACTTTTCCATCAGCCATTATCTTCTCCCTCCTTCCCTAAACTATATTTAGCTTGTAATTTGCGCATTTTATTCTTATCCCCACCATATTCTGGTTTCCAGGCACGAATTTCTATAATCTGTTGCATGATTGTACTGTCCGGCAAAGCGTTCAAAAGCGCCTTAAATTCTGTCCATGTCAACTTATTTTGAACTTTCAAAAGATTGATGCCATAAGCTTGCAAAAAACTAGCGTAAATGTATTCTGCATCTTGTTCAAAATCAATCAATTTTTCTTGTTCTTCTTCGTTTTTTGCTGTTGGCATGGGATTACCTAGCAAATCATACTGAACAGTTTCTTTTTCGATTTCTAAAAAATGTTCTTTTATGTAAATCCAACAGTCTACAACCTCTTTGATGTCGTATAATTCTTGGCCAGTTAGCAAATGGACAATCAACTGTGCTTGTTCTAGGGGTGTCATTTCCTCCTCGTTCAAGATTTCAAAGACATCAAGGACTTTATTAAAGGACAAGTCTATGTCATACTCTTTATCATCAATAGAGAAACTTGTGATTAAAGCATCATTTAATTTCATAGACATATTTTTTACCTAGCTATTTCTTTTTATTCTTTTTGTGTTTCTTGTTGTTCTTGATTGGAGTGACTTTACCCTTGTTCAAATAGTGACTAGCACGCTCTTTCACTACTGTTTTATGTTGCTCAGCAAATTCTTCTAACTTGTCATGCAACATGATTGAGGCTTGTTCTAGGGCGTTATTCAGGGCGTTATAGTCTGGATATACAGAATAAAGCTTGTCAAAAGTACCATCCCCAAAAACAAGATCATATTGAATTTCAAGCTGTTTCTTCTCTAGTTCAATAGCGCCAGCTACTACTTCTTTAGTCACTCCATCACGCTCAATTTTGTTATCAATATTTGCAGTTACCACATCCAATTCATACTGGACAAGGCGACGTTGGAGTTCTTCTTCCATGTCATAAAAGCGCATCAAACTCTCTTGACTTGTATCAAACCATAGCTCTACCTCGCCGATTTTAACTGGAAATCCTGTACGTTTTAGTTCAATTTGAATATCTGTCATGTCTCTACTCCTTTTTCTTGTTAAAAAAGGGCAAGGCTTAAATGCCCGCCCTTATCAAAAGCTATTAACCAATGCCAGTTTCTTTTGGAGTTGAATTGTAAGAAAGCTTACATCCAAACGCTTCATAGTCAGAGGCAGCGCCAGATCCAGCTTTGATTTCTGTCGCCGTTGCAACTCCTACCCATTGCTTTTTGTTGTCGGAAGATACGACTTTGTGCCATAGCTTACGATCATCCCCTGTTTTGTACTTCATGCCAGCAATAAGGGCTTGAGCCTTATCGTCTGGGTCATAAGTTCCTTCGAATGTGTAAGCACCTTTAACGCTGATTACTGTTGTTTCTTCAACCCCATCCCCGTCGTAGTATGCTTGGTCATCTGTTTTCTCGTCTGTATCATCTGATACGTCTGAGATCCATTTAGCAAGTTCCAACCATGTTTCACTTGTTGATGGTTCAGTTCCTCCATTGTATGGAGCTACAAAATGGCCACGTAGGGCGTTTTTTTGTCTTGTCATTGTTTTTTCCTCTCTATTACGATTTTTGCCACAATTTCGATTGCGTAATAATAATAGCCTTGGTCATCCTTACCTTTCATAGCAGGACGACTGACATCCATTCCCATATATTCATAGGAATTATCATCGCTTGGTAAAACCAAGTCTATCTTTGATAGTTCTGAGGTGACTAACCAGATCGTGTCATTGGCTACTGAGTTCTTTTTTGCCTTTACAGCAATTTCAAACGGCAAAGAAACTTCTTGTGTGCCATCCATATACTCTCTGTCAACTTTTCCGCCTGGTATCTGATTGATAACCAGGTCATCTTTGTCATCCTCAAAATAATCAAAGCGTGGTTCAACTGGTAAATTTAAAGTCTTGATATGCTTTAAAAGTACATTTTGAAAGTCATTCTCTCGCATCAAAGCCCCATTCCTTTCACAAAAGCTCTAGCCCATTCTTCAGCATGTTTACTAGTAGCAACTTGATCCCATCGTTTTCCTGTACCCGGAGTAGTATATCTCCTAAAGGTGACAATGCCGTTTGAACCGTAAAATTGTGCCCTAGCGTAAACTGTGCCATAAACAACAGCATCACCTTGTCCAACGATTCGGCCAGAAGCTCTCAACTCTCCACCCCTCAAGGGGATATATTGCTCATTGTCTAGCAAGATTTTGCTAGCAACTGCAATCTTTCCTCTTATCATGGATTCGCTCGAAAGTTTCTGTTTAGCTTTCTGCAAGTTAACTTTAATGGCAATACTCATTAGATCACCTCAATTTCTTGACTGAATATCTCACCATCATAATAGTTAGTTTGAAATCCATTAATTGTGTAATCTCCTATCCCATCGTTAACTTTTGCACCCATCCAACTGTTATCAACTGTCACAAAAGATAGCGAGGGATAGAGGTATATAACCCCTTGTTTTTGTCTTGATTTTGAATTTCCTGTGCCAGATTTTGAATTACGATTGCCAGATACCCCCACTGATCTATCAAAACGTACATTTTTAATAGTCAACGGCTCTGAATATACTTCATCCCCATAATCGTTTTTATCAGCTACTTTTTTTATGGTTAGGACATCCTTTAACAAACGCTTGTCAATCCCTTTTAATAACCGCTTATCGATCATAGGCAACTCCAACAACTAGGCTAAAGCCGGCTTGTCTCAAAGCATTTTCAGCATCCGTAGACAAATTAAATCGCTGACCTACTGATGTGCTTTGTGAGGCACTATAAGAGATTGATGTACGTCCGATAGAGACACTACTAGCTAGTTGTTTATCATCAGCTGACATAATGCCAGATGAATCGAGATAGGCGATTTGAAAAGCCATAGCAAGCTTAACAGCATTTTTCCGATAGGCAATTTCTTTTTCAAAGTCAATGCCTTTCTGATAAAAACCGTTAGTGTATAGGTCAATCGCTATCTTTGCCCTGTTTGCCAATTTTTCAAAGTTTGCAACTTCATCAAAACCTAGTTTAGTAAACTCATCTTGTGTTAAATAAGTCATGCGTAACCTCCCTTAAAAATAAAGGGTGTTGCCACCCCTTATTTAATCTTCAACAGTCGCCTGAGATGCGCCATCTGCTGATGGGGCATCTAGTTCCGGTTCTAGCGTTCCATTTTTGTCAACAAGTTCTAAAACATTTTCCACATCTGGAAAAGCATTTTTTAGTTTCTTGTTGACTTCTTTGGCGTAATCTTCTTCAAGTTCAATAATGTCATCAACGATCACATCTTTGTTGAGCTGTTCAAAGAAAAGATTTTTGGTTGCTTTGTAAAGTGCCATGTTCTACCTCCTACACAATTGTTCCTGTGACTTTGTAAATTGCTTTCTTGTTGTCATCAAGAGTGTAAGTACCACCCTTAGCAGCTGCTTGCAATTTCACACCGTCAAAGTTTTCAGCTTCGATAACACGGGCTGTTGAGATACCAACAAATGGAATGACAATACCGTTTGGTGAGAAGATAGCAATAACTCCTGTCTCAAAGTATTGTGCTGGCGTTTCGTCCAAGGTAAAGCCCTTGTATTTTGGTAGCCCATTCTCATCAAGGGAGATGGTCGCCCCTTTAGCGCTAGTAACTGAGGCCATATCAACAATGGCGTTGTAAAGTTCTGAACGCAAGTAAACAGTAACTGGCGCTGTAACTTCGTTGTTTGTGTAATAAGCTGACAACTTATTAAACAAAGCTTTTACTTTGTCATCTGTAAAATCAGCAAGAGCTTCAGATTTAGCAGCGCTTTCTGACAAGTATTTGCCAACTCGCTTGTTAATTGTTCGAGTTTGTGCCTCTGATTGCAACTTAAAGCGGTCAGCAACAGCAGCATTAAGATCATTGTTTACTGTGTAACGGTCAAGTCCCTCATGAATTGTTAGGGTATAGTCATAGTTGACATCTGTATTGTCATACTTAACTTCTGTCAAATCACCAAAGCGTGACTGAGCGCCTGTATTATCGCCAAAGTCACCATCGTTTGCGCCTGTCTTGTACTCTCCAATTACGACTGGTGTGTTGTTTGTTTTAACTGAGAAAGCCTTAGAGTTTTCTTGTACCCCATCCAAAATCTGAATAGGTGCTAGAGCGTTTGAGAATGCTGCCCGCACTCCAAAAACTGTCTCAAGAATGCCCGCATATTGTTTCTCATAGCGGCGCACTGCGTTGTTTTGATTACTTGGCATTTGTAATCTCCTTTCTGTTATTTGCCATACCCGTCAATAATCGCTTGGAATGGGTCGACTTCACCTGCTCCCTCACCCGCTGGATTACCTTGAGGTAAAATATTTGGGCTAGGCTTACTTTCTTCACTTTTGAATAGATATGGATCGCTTTCTTTTAAACCGTTGATTACTTCATCAATCTGAGGTTTCCCGTTGTCGTCTAACTGGATAGCATCAACATCAATGAATTTCATCAACTTGTCTGGATTGAAAGCATTTGTATCTTTCAAAGCTAGATTGATAGCACTAACCTTTTTAGTTTGCGCAAGTTCAGCGGCAGCTTCGTTTTTATACTTGTCATATTCGGCTTGTAATTCATCAATCGCCTCTTTCTGTTTAGCGCTGATACCTTCAAGCGATTTCAAGTGTTCAACTTGCTCCTCTGCCTTTTGCAACTGTGTTTTGAGACTATCTCGCTCTTGTGTGATAGTTTCTAAGGCTGATTTGTCCTCATTCAGCTCTTTTCCTCGCAAAGCAAAGACTGACTTAGCCTGTTCTTCTGTCAACCCAAGATTGAGTAGTTCTTCAGTTGTAAATGCCATTTGTACCCTCCTAGTTCTTTTTTAGGTGGATAACTCCCACCTCAAGCAAAATATTATTTACTCTCTCAATATACCTTTGATGGATAGGGATTTTTTACGGTTTTAAACACAAAAAAAGGACTTGTGAAACACAAATCCTTTATGAAACATACAATTTCTCTCGTCTGTAATCTCTTGTTAAGAAATCATGCTGATTTATCAAGTTACGGATCTTAGTTTGATACCCTCTAACTTTCAAACGCTCAGCTTGTATCATCTTGTCATCTTGCAAGGTATGAGCGTAATGCAACCGCTCTTTATGTGTCTTGATAAGTCTCTCAAGCCCTCTTTGACTAGCTTCAATACGGGCATTTTCTTCAGCCTGTTCTGGTGTCAAGTTCTTCAGATAGTCTGGTAAATTCGGTAACTCATGAACTCCAACAATAAACGGTGTCAGATAATGACCGCAATGGATTCCTAAACATCCTGCTGCCGTTCCGTAACCATAATCTAACAAAGAATAGATAGTTATGCCATCTATCTCCCTGCTAGCTCCTTTAGTAACTATCTGCCCCTGTAATGGACTGCAAGCAGGCCTAGCCATTGCTTTTTTGGAATAGTAAAAAGTGTCTATTCCTAACTCTTCAGCTGGTCTAGTACGCATTTCGTTGTAAACTTTGTATGTTGTACTCTTGATAATAGCCCTCGCATAGCTATCAGCTCTCCAATTCCTCCCACCTTTATCGACAAATCCCGTGAAAGCGTTCTTGTGCCATTTCATGATGGTATCATGCAATGCTCTATCACTTGTTTTAGTTCCTGCCACTACTTGAGCGACTGTTTCCTCAACGATCGCCTTATAGGCCACTTGTAAACTCTTTGGCAAGGTTGTATTGATAAGGTTTAAATCACTAACTGCTTGCCTCGAATAAGCCTCCAAACTGTCTGTTACGGCATTTGAAATCTGTCTAGTAGGATTTCTATTCAAATCTTCCTCAAGTTGTTGTCTAGTGTCTGTATAGACTTTTAGCCCCTCATTCTCAATCACATCGCGCAACAATCTTTCAGCAATTCCTGTACGCTCTAAAATAAGCCTTAGATTCTGTTCGTTGAGCATGTGCATATCATTTAGTTTCTCTAACTGCCAGATATAAGGATTTCTTATCAAATCAACAGAACCACGCTCTTTTAAACGTTTTATCATACGGTCAAAGAGATCAATCTGTAATTTTTCGTAAATATCACCCACTCCTTGCATTTGCAAAGGAAATTGTTGGTCGTTAAACGTGAGCTGTTTTCTCTTTTTTTTCATTCAAAAGCCCTCTCTTGAAAGAAAACTGGCCAATTGACCAGTTTATTCTTCTAATTCGTATTCTAGTTCAGAAATATCCTTGATTAGTTTTTTAATAACTGAGGAGGCATCTAGTCTCCCGCTCCCTCTAATTATTAAACCTAGTTTTATTGTTGGCGTATTTTCAATGCTTGCCGAGTAGTCAACACTAGTAACTCCGAATTTAATTTTTGTCACGGTTTTCTCCTTTTTTACAAACTTAATAAACGAACAACATCATCCGGTTTGTGTCCATCCCACTCTGGAGCGGTTTCCAGTTCCTGAACTTCAGCAAAATACCCCCAATTCTCCATGTGATAATGATAGCTATATTGTCCATATGGTGTATCAATTCCAACAATGAAATAATTTTCATACATTGTCCCATCTTTGTGCTTCTTAGATTTCCATGCTTTATCAAGATGGTTTTTTAAAATAACGGCAAACAATATCATTCGATGATGATACAATTCGTTGAATGTATGAGAACCGTCACTTATCATACCTTTTGTCACACCTAGCTGATTATCGATTATCAGCTGCGCTTCTTGCAAATCAACTTCTTCAATAGGATCAATTTCCATCTTATTCCTCCTTTGTTCGCTCATGGTTAAGCCTCACTAACTACCTCGTAGGTTTCAGTAAAAATGTCGGGCTTGCATGGATAAAATTCACCTTGAACTCCTTTGATAATATAATCACCCTTTTGAGCCACCATATCACCCTCTAGTGTTGGTATCACAATACTTAAATCAGAGCATAAAGTATTCTCTCCAATAAACTCTCTGATTTCTTCATAGTTTGACCCAATAAACCTAATTGCCTCAATTACAACTGGTTTTTTCTTATACTTTGTCATATTCTTCCTCCTCATTTTGGTTGTGCATGCCATAAATAGCAAGTTCAGCATCGTTCATAGGTGGTAACTCACTATTGATAGCATTGAGTTCTTTTTCTGCCTCAACATCAGAAAGATTCAAAGTTTTTCCAATCGCTCGTTTTTTTGTTGAAAAGCCTGCTGCTACCATTTTAGCCCAATAATCAAGCTCGACATGACGGTCAGTAAAAACCCCATCATCAAGATTTACAGAAATGTCTTTCAGTTCTGGGATTTCTCCATTATACAACCCCACCGCTTTGCCCAGCTCACACATAGAAACACAAAGCTCTCTGATAGCTTGCTCGACAAGTGACACAATGCTGTTACGCATCTGATAAGTGTCTGAGTTCTCGCTTACAATCTCTGTTGCTGTTTTCATTCCTTGTCCATCAAAGGTAAACATGCCGCTTGATACACCAATCTGCATTTCAAAGAGTTTCAATCCCTCAGAAATAGCAAGGATATAATCATCTGATCGAATTGGTGATGTAAGATCTGTAATACCTCCAGCATCCATGCTAGATCCGCCAATCTGCATATAAACATTCTGCTCAACATCAAAACGTGGTTTAAAATCTATTGTACCGTCTGGCCGTTGATGTTGTCTTTGTGTCAAATGCTCCGGCACAATCACGCGCCTTTGCCCCATTTTGACTTCCCACATGAATTCGTCATAAGAGCGATTGATAAAATCAATAGTCGTCTTTGCGTTATCAAAGATGGACAAACCTAGAGGACTATTAATATCTTTATTATTCATTCCTGGAGTTTTTAGATAAGTGAATAGCGGTCTTGATAGGTTTTCAAAGACTGTTACGGGTTCTAAATCCTTGTACTTATCTAGTTCACTCAAGTTCACACGTTGACCAAGCACATCATTCACATCTGACCTGTATAGCTCATTTGTAATGCGATAATACTTCTTATCGTTTGTACTACCTGTTTCTTGCCCATCTGCTGTCACCCATTCGTGAAACTCAACAAGCGTATAATAAACGTTCTTACGCCCCTCAGATTTGATAGTCTTAGTAAGTATTGCAGCACTAGAAACGTCTTGTGTGTTGCTTTCTAATGGAAAGAATACAGGAGCTTGAATAAATGCCACTCTAACCTTATCTCCGTCAATGTAAGGGCGCATAGCCAGCCCACCAAGCGCCAAACAGCTTTCTAGATACCGCTCAAAATTCTTATTGAAACGATCATTTGTTAGCATTTCATCCAAAAATTTCTGTAAAATTTCATTTTTAGTTGTAATAGTTGCTTGTTCATTGTAAACCAAGCTAGCAATCTTCTTCGATGCTGTTCTTGCAATTGGCAAGTGATTCATTGGGCGGGATTGGATATCTCCATCTGTGTTCTTGTACTGAACATCATCCCATTTTGATTGATAGTAGACTAGGTTTCTCTTAATCCGGTCATACTCCTCTTGAGTTACTGCAATTTTTGGATGTTCCAAAATACTATTAAGGTTTGATGTCTGCATATTATACCTCCCTCGACTAAAAAAGTCTTTTACTTTTTGAAATAGGCTCATGATTGCCCTCCTCTATACGTTACCAACACGCAAACCGAGCAATTTAGCATTGTCTAACACAAAATACTGTGTTGTGTCGCATGTGTGGTCATCTTCTTTAATAACGCTAGGATTGTCAGATTTAATAGTCTTTTCATCCCAACGATACATCTTGTGTTCTTCAATAAATATCTTGTTATTCTCTGTATTGAGATAGTAAAAGCGACCTTGAGCAAGCAAAGATTGAAAACTGTCAATCATAGTCACTTTTCTAAGCTTAGCAACCGGATGCCATTTCAATCCAAAGTCAAGAAACATCTGGTTTCTTAACGCTCCCTCGGCACTGTCAATCGTGTACTGTAAGGCTTGTACTCTGTACTTCTCGATAACTGATCGCATATAAGTATATATCTCCTTAGATAGCTGACTAGGTGCTTTCTTGACCACTTGGCCAGCTGGTGAATAATACCAGGTATCAAGTAAGATTACTTTTCCTCTGGCCGTTATCCCAAAAGCACAACAAGCGGTTGCTGATTGCTGATGTCCGCCGTCAAGCGCAAAAGATATACCTATCAATCTATCATCGCTAGGCAAAACATCAATAGCATGAAACATACTCATGTTATACACGTTGTTACCTAGTCCGACTGCTTCGCCTAGATATAGATACCTGTAATAGTCATAGTCATTCTCCTTGATGCGCTCTATATCCTCTAGCATTTGTTCAGTAACAAAACCTAATTCATCATCAAGATAAGTGCTTGAATGAGCTAGATAATTCTTATTCGTCTTGATGTTTTCAAACCATTCATTAATCCAGCTATACGGATTTCTAGGTGGGTTGTAACTCCAAAAGAATTGTACAAACTTGGCGCGTGGGTGTTTCTGTCGCATAAAGGTCACGTTTGACTGGTCAAAATCTTCTTGATTACTAAATTCAGCAGCCTCCTCATACCAAACCGCTATGATATTCCCAATATCATTTGATTTGAGCTTTTGAAAGTCATCTTGGCCGTAAAAGTAAAATGTTGAACCTGTCTTTTTGTGTATGATTTGAAAGGGACTTACTGTTTTTTTGAACTTGTTACCCATACCAAATAAGTTTAAAGCCCAAAAAACCTTATTAAAAACACTATCTCGTATTGTATTGGCTACCTTACGAATAACAACTATATTTGCTGTTTCTCCAACTCTGATATACCTCAGCATCATATAAACTAGCTTCAGCACGATAACTGACGATTTAAAAGAGTTACGGCCACCTCTTAGCACATTGTAAGGCAAGCTAGATGTCCATACAGATTTAAAATGAGGGTTGATATTCTTCTGAACATTAAAGGTCATCTGTTGCCCCCCTCACATCGTCAGCCCACGCATCCACAATCTCAATTGTTTCATTTGAGCCTTTCTCGGCTTCAGCACGCTCTCTATTTTCATGTTTGAGCGCTTTGATACGTTCTTTCTGCTCCTGTATATCGTATTTATCTTTAGTATTGGTCAGCTTGATTATGTTCTCAGTCGCTTTTTGATTGCCTTTTACAGCTTGTTGAAAGGTTGCAAAGGCTAGCAAAGCCTCATTGTTACCAGCCATGCCCATTTCTTCAAGTTGTTTCTTGATTTTACTATCCGTCACATCCAAAGATAAGAGGGTTTCAAATGCTTTTTTTAGATCAGCTTTTTTTCTTCTTGCTATGCCAGATGCTTTACCTCCTTTTCTTTGGAGTTCTTTCTGTTCCTCCAAACTTCGTTTGTTCATAGGAGTTAAATTTTTAGTTCCATCTCTAGGCAATTTCCACCCTCCTTTCAAACAAAAAAATCACAAGTATTTTATACTTATGATTTCATTGTATATGTTGAAAAAGGGGATGTTTTACGCTATTCCTAATAACTTTTCGATTTTGTTTAGCAAGTCTCTATATTTTGAGTTGTCATTTTCGTTATTAACAAGATATTCGTTTGCAACGATGTTTAACGACTGATATAATCCACCCATAATTCCAGATTGTTCATCAGTCAGCTCATTCTGCTTAGAGTATTTATCATAATACATCTTGCAGTTTTCGTATATACGTTCATTTAATTTATTATAAAGATCAATCATTTTCTATTCCTCCTATCTATTATCTTATTTATATTCCCTTTAAAGGCTCTTATCTCTGCTTCCCAGTGATTTATATATTCTGTGTCTCTGCCGGTTTCCTTAGCCATCTTTATTTTATCATAATGTTTATTGATTTGCTTTTGATAACTAGCAATAGCTTTACGCTTGTTTTTAGGTACACCAGACAAGTTTAATTTTGCTCCTCTACCACCCATACTTTAGCCTCTTTTCTTTTACTCGTATGAGTAAGTGTACCCGTATTTCTTAGCGTTTTTCTTGAGCCATATGTCAGCTCCTTTATTGTAATCTTTTGTAGTAAAACGTGACTTGCTCACAGCTTTATCAAAGGCTTTAGCATCAAAGTTAGCCCCTTTTGTAATTCGATACGCCTTAGAGCTATTCGTTGCAACTAGTGTATTCATACCTTTTAATGCTGCAAAGCTATGTAAATCTGTACTTGAGAAATTGCTACCATTCGGATGGTTATGTATTGCTGTAAATCCACCAGAGATAGGCAAAATTTGTACGCTGTTTTTCCCACCGTGTACATAATTATGAGCAAAACCTTGAGAGTCAACTGCTGTACTGTATTCTGTTCTAGAGCCACCGTGTTTTTTAATAAATGTCTGGATAGTTCCCTCAACACTTGAAAAGCGCCCTTGATTGTTTAAAGATGCTGGATGTATTGCTTTTGAGCTCCCACTATCTCCTGCACTACCAGCACCTATAAAACCCGGATACTTACCGTCTTTCCCTTTCCCAGAATTTGCACCACGTCCACCGCCTAGAGTGAAATTGATTTTATTTACTTTTTCCATCAAAGATAGGTCATTTTCTGCCTCCTCGATAGATTGGTATTGTTTGCTTGTTTCTGTTTCTTTATTGTAAAGCTCAAGATCTTCAAATAAAATCTCTTTACCTAAATCAATACTTGAAACATGTTTAAAAATATCTTTTAGTTTAGTTAGTTTTTGTGCCACTTTCTTTCATCCTTTCCGTTGTTGCATTTTCAAAATATACAACCTCTATATCTTTATAATCGTATTCCACTTTTCCGCCATATACTACAATTCTTTTTGGAGTCAACCGTTTTATCATCTCGGTTACTCCATTCTTCCATATCTCAAACTGCTCTTTGTTTTGCTTAACGCCTATTGTACTGATTGCTAGCGTTGCACCTTGAGGCAAACCATCAAAACAAAAAGCAAAACTATCCTCTGTTGACCAAGATACTGTGGGGATAACTGTCATCCCGTAATCTTGCATAATTTGACCAATTAAGCGTGACCTGTAAATATTCCATACCTGCATAGCGATAGGCATATCAAGATATAAGCTAAAATCTGGAGTTAACGCACAATCAAATTCAAGCAACTTCTCAATATAAAAATTTGGTCTTTGCCATATTCTTTCAAACTGATAATCATCAAGGAAAAAATGCACGCATGATCTATAATCCGGTTTGTTTAAAACATAATTAAAGCCTTGAAAATCTTTAGGTATATAATCTACTCCCTCAAGTATAGGCATGTTATAAAGCCCCTCTACTCTACTTTCATCATAATGAAAAAGATTGTACTGATTTATAGTTGTGTCTCTGTGAAAATCCTCTGCATCTTCTTCCTCAATGTCAGATGACTCTTGTTCTTGATCTGTACCAAAATCTAAACCTGTTACGGATAAGTCAAACCCGAATTGGCTCATATCTATTGTTTCAAACTCACCTAGTTCTACATTCAAAAGCTCAGCATCCCATGTTGAATACTCCGCTACTCGATTATCTGCTAGTCTGTAAGCTTTTATCTTCTCGTCTGTGAGGTTTACAGCGTGAGCGATAGGTATTGTATCAATCCCAAGGGAAATAGCAGCCTTGAGCCTAGTATGACCTGTAATGATGACATTATTATCATCTACTAGAATAGGCTGTTGAAAGCCAAAAGCTTTTATGGATGCAGCAACTTTCTCCGTCGCCTCTCCGTCATTATGCCTAGCATTTTTGTGATATGGTTTAACGGATTTTATATCTACATACTCGATTTGTAAGTTATCCATATCTCTCCTTTCGAAAAAGCTTACATATCTTGATTATAGATATATAAGCTTTGGTTTTTTTACGGTTCTTTATCTAAAATTGCGTTTTCAAGTAATTCTGTGTAAGTCGAACGAAAATAGTCATTAAACCACGCGTTGAGCAATACATATGCTTGAGTTGGACTATAAAATAGTATTTTTTGACAAGCTCCAATGACATTCATATTCTCGTAAACATAAACCTCTTTTATTGCCCGCAAATATTTAGGATCAGACCCATCTATAAAATCTTCAGTTGATTTTTTTAAATTGGTTAAAAACTTAGCTTCAAGCCTATCATTTTTGATATGAGAAACTATAATCTTTTGCTCCAAGATTGTTTTTTGAGGATTTTTCTTATCCCTCAAAAAATACCACTTTAGCCAATTGATTTCCCTGCGATGGATAACTGACAAGCGCTCTATTTTTTTCTTCGTCATCCATTTCAATCCTCCTCTTTATCTATCTACTGCGAAATTGTACATCAACAAGTAATCATCTAAAATCTTATGACATTTTGTGATGAAAGATTTTAGATCAATATCTGCATTGAAAAGTTGAATCAATATCAATTGACTAGCTAAATGTTTTTCAAGATGATTGAGTGCCATTTGATCTAATTCAGCATTCACTTTATCAATGTCTATTTCTTCTTTCTCTACAGGCTTGATTGGTGCAACCCATCTAAAATCTGAATCTAATATATCAGATTCTTGATATTCAATCTTTTGATTCTTACAATCATAAATCTCTTTTGAAATTTCAGGACTATTTTTCTCTTTGTCAATAACTAAGAAAATCACGTTGATAGATGTGTCTTCAAATCCATTTTGAATCACGTTCAATTCAACAAGGTTATTCCTTACCAACTCTCTCATCTTTTTAATTATATCTGCAACAATTCCAAACCATTCTTCATTTGTGGTCTCCCTAAAGTCAAACTGTGACATTTCTTCAGCCCTTTTAAAAAGAGCTAGTTTCAAGAAAACCCCATCTTTTTCCGAAAAATCAAAGTCGCTTATTAAAGTTGCTGTTCTAATTCCCTTACCATAGCCATCTATTTTTACAACAATCCTTGTTTTATGAAACTCACAGAGATATTCAATTTGAACCTCACCTCTTAAATCACATCCATCAACTTTCTTTAGCATCGATGCAATTTTTTTGGCTTCGCTTTCTTTTCTTACCCCCATGAAAGGATATCTTTTAGGCTTTGCCATCATTCACCATCCTTTATTTCTTCAAATAGCCTGGGGCATCATCGCCCACATCGATACTCTCATACTGTTCTTTCGTAACAAGAAACTTGCCATAAGCTCCAATTGTGACTGTATAATGCCCATCAACAATAGCTTTATCTGTTACTGTTCCGATAAGCTCACCACCAGCATTGTCAACTTGATAAATAATGACTGGTTTTCTTTTTTTCAATTCATCCACTTGTTGCTCCAGCTTGACCACCTGTGGTTTATAGTGATTTTTGGAGATTATCAAACCTAGATTTAGCATTGATAGCGATAAGCCCACAAGTGCAAAAAATAGACCAACTCGATTTTTATTTTTCATGTCATGTCTCCAAAATCTTTATCACTGTATAAATCAAAGCGATAGCATAAGCATCAAAGATAAACCAAACCACCTTGTCCGCTTTTCCTTTTTTGTAGGTTTTGTGCCCAGTAACGAAAATCAGAATAGCAAGGAGTAAGCAAGCGCTGATAACCATCAATTTCAGAAATAAGATCATCTAATTACCGCCTAACTCTTCAACCACTTTACTTACAGCTGCTAAAATCTGTTCTTTTACTTTGGTGTCCTTGATGTCATCAATCCCCTCAACTTTCCCGGTTTCTACATTGATAGCGATTGAACCAACAAAAGAGCTATCTTCCTCATCAGATTCACCAAGAATTTCTTTAGCACTCTTGCCATCTAAGATATCTAGCAAATCATGACTAATATTGTGCATAATATTAGCTGTTTTAAATTTGCTCACATTCTTTGTCAAAAGAAAGTGTAACATTGCCTCTTTGCTCTCATCGTGTAGTGTCTCCGCGAACTCTTTCAAGTTCTCTACGATAGTTTCAGCTGATACCGTGTTTTTAGTTTCTTTAGTCATTGTTTTTTCCTCCTATGCTAATACTGTAATATGTTTCTGGTCTGCTAGTTGCTCTTTTAGATAGGCTGCAATGTTTCCTACTGCATCAGCTATCCAACGCTTACCATCTGCCTCAAATAAAGCCATATTTGCTTGCTTATCAATCCTAAAGACAAATAGACTTGCCGGTTGCTCAACCTCGCTAAATGTACGATATGGGCGCAATGTAACCGGATTAGGTGCTTTGCCTTTAGCAAGGCTTGCCACCCCTGTTTTAACTGTTGCTACTTGAGATACTCCATTATCTTCAATTTCAGCCCCATTCTCAATTTTCAATGCGCTAGCAAATTCTAGCAATGTGCCACGATCGTTATCGTCAATAAAGTTTGATTGCAACATGATATTGAACTGTTCCGATGATAGGAAACGGCCAAAAGATAACTCTGGGATGCGTGCCTTAACATCAACAAGCAATGTGCGATGTTCTAACTCATCGTTTTCAGACCACACGCAAACCTCATCATTTTTCTCAACTGCTACAATCAAGCGTTGGTTTTTCAAATTGTTTAGGTCTGTTTTGAGATAATCAACCAGACTTGTTAAGGTTGATAGCTCTAAAGTTTTAGGATAGCGTTTAGGGTCAAGTTCTTTGAGGTTGAATTTGTTGGCATCATAATACTCTGTGCCATCTGCAGCTGTTAAAATTTCTAATCCACACTCATTTAGTTCTACCGCGTATTCCAATGCTGATTTAAGATTTTCTGTTGTCATATTAGTTACCTACTTTCTTTTTGTTGAAATCAATAATATCTTGTTTTGTTTCTGTTTGTTGTTCAATTTCTGCCACTGGTTGCCCAATATCCGTCAGAATTTCTCCGTTTTCATCAAAGTACATTTGACCAGGTACTGTACTTTTTAGCTCATTAGCATGTACTTGCCCTGTATCAAAATCACGCCCAACAAGAATTGTTGTAGCTACTCCATTTTGAGGCGCAAATTTTGATTTTACCTCCATGATAGTATCAACCACTGTACGCTCTTCGTTAGCTGACATCGTAAGCGTGATAGTCACTTTTCGTTTTGCTTTCGCATCTGTATTTAGGTCAAGGATGTTATCAAAGACTTTTTCAAGCTCTTTGTCTAGTTTCTCCTGTAATCCTCCATCTGCAATGTGGGTTAGGTCTAACCCAATAAGTTTTTTATCCATATTGTCCTCCTGCTTTAAATTAAGCTAATTTGAAATGACGATAGCATTTTCTCTTGTGCAGCCTTATAGAAATCTTTCTTAATTTCAAATCCATAGGCTGACCTATTCATCTCAATAGCAGCCCTTAGAGTTGATCCAGAACCTGCTACGGGATCAATGACAACATCGCCCTCATCTGTAAAAATTTCAATCAATCGTTTCAAAACTGGTATCGGTTTTTGCGTAGGGTGGATAACTGGGTAAGAGCTATCTTTTTCCCACGGGGCATGATTGAGTATCATAGCCCCACCATTGTTAAATTTAGGGAGTTTATCACGATATAATACCGTTGCCTCTTCAACCGCACCAACAATTTTCATATTGGCCTTTAGCACTTGAGGGCTTGATTTCTTTGTGAAATAGAGCGGATAAGCGTTATTAAAACCATGCTTTTTACCACATTCTATAATCATATCCCTCTGTTGCCAGGCATGAAAGACAATCATAGCAGGTGCTTTCCCTTTTTCTTTTGGTTCTTTTTTAAGCAAACGGCTGCAAAAGTCAAAGAAATTATTGATTTTGAAATCATTATCTGTATCAAAAAATGATTTCCCTGCTAATCTGCTCTCTCCGTTTTTGTTATCGCCATCTTTGTACCATCTAGGGTCAGAGGCGTATGCATTATTTCCTAAATTGTAAGGAATATCAGCAATGATAAGTTGCGCCCTCGGTATGTTGTATCGCTTAGCATTTTCAAAGTGGTCATTGATAAGTTCAAATTTCATCACAAACTCCCCACTTCAAAAGTTTTTGTAACTGCTTTAAGCGATCTTGACTATCTAACAACTCCAGATAGGTTTTTTGGCTGATCAATACATATCCTGTCAGGTCATGACCTAGTAAAGCATCATCAACAAATAGCTCCATTTGCTCAGTCGAGGTGTCAAAGTGTGACTCTGCATCAGTGTCCTTTTTCTTTTTGGTAAAGGTATTAGCAATAACCTCAATTTCTGACTCATTGCTTAAAAATGATGATACTTGAGTATTTAGAGCATCGGCAAATGCCTCGATTTCCTCAATTGTTGGAGTTGTAACATTTCTCTCAATGTCACTTACTCGATTTTGACTAATGCCAACCATAGGGGCAAGATCATACTGAGTAAGCTCTGCCTCTTTACGGATGGCACGCATCTTAGCGCCATCAAATACTTTCATCTAAACACCTCCCCACCATCTGAATACCATTTGTTTTTAAGTACATGACGTGCAATCTCGCATTGCACTTGTGGTTTCTGATAATAATCCACTTTTGCTTTATGCTTTTTGATAGCTTGCATAGTGTGAATTGTAACAATCGCTGCCCATGTGATAGACATCAAAGTTGTAAGTACCATAACGATTTCAATTTTTGTCATTTTCTGTTTCCTTTTCAAATTGGTTTAATACTGATTGTAAAAGTAATTTCACCCTCTCATCTTATTTCTGATGGTGAAAGAGTGTTTAGGTGGTGTATCTTCAAAAGCATCTTGAAACTCTTGGTTGATTTTTCGGATATTGAACGGCTCGTAAGCGTGGAAATAAAATCCATGCTCATCCACATAGCCCTCTATACCAGTTGCCCATGCCAAAAATATTGTTTGCTTGCAGGTTGGGCATGTAATCCCTTTTCTGTGTGATCCAGTTTTCATCGTCTTGCAAAAACCACAAAACGGACATTGTAAATCTACCTTTACTCTTACGCTTTCTCTATCCATGAAAATCCTCCCATGTTACAACACCTGAAATAATACAAGTCTTATTGATTCGACTTGCTAAAGTATCAGCGTTATAGATACCATGAGTTGTTTCTATAACACTACCGTATATTCTCTTTACCTGGACTATATTGTGAAACTCCCCATCTCTAAGTACTTTCACATAGTCTCCTGCTTTGATTGTTAAATTCATATTTCCCTCATCCTAATCCAACGGTACAAGTCGTCTTGCTCTGTTCGGGTTCGTTCTCCTCTTGTACGTTGGCGTGTTGTAGTAGTGTATTGTTTCTATTTTTACATTAAACTGTCGAGCCAATTCCTTTACAGTACCCATTCCCAACAGTTCATCGCCTTTGTAGAGGGCGTACTCCTTTTCTAGCATGATCATAGGCTCTTAAAACGGCAAATCATCATCACTGATATCCAATGGGTTTGTCGGTCTGCCAAATGGATTGTTATCACGGGTGAAATCAGGAACTGGATTTGTTGTGTTCCCCTCAAAGAAACTACCTTGTTGTCCGTAACTATTTCCATTTTGGAAATTGTTCCCTGTGTTATTTCCGTTTTGGAAAGAACTGCCCTGGTTGCTGTAACCCTGTTGCTGATAACCACCATGATTATCTTGATGACCTTGAGTATTTTGCTGACTGTTACGACTCTCCAACAATTGAAAATTACTAGCAACAACCTCTGTGACATAAACACGTTGGCCTTGCTGGTTATCATAGCTACGTGTTTGAATTACTCCTGTAATCCCGATAAGAGAGCCTTTTTTAGCCCAATTAGCAAGATTTTCAGCCGACTGTCTCCAGATAACACAATTGATAAAATCAGCATCACGATCTCCAGCCTCGTTCTTAAACGGACGATTTACAGCAAGAGTAAACGTAGCAACCGCAATATTAGATTGCGTATATTTTAGATCAGCATCTCTTGTAAGTCGACCTACTAAAACAACATTATTTATCATTTTGCACCTCCTCTACTTCTGATACCTTGATTTCATTTGAACCAAACTTTAATAAGCCGGTGTATCGTTTCACAAACTCAATAGCGGCCATAAATGAATTTTCTGCATTGATTTCTGACCCCAAATCAAGATCTGCAATTTTACCGCTGACATAAAAACATCTCATAGGTCTGACTCCTTAACAAACACACCATCCACCATCTTTCCTTGACGGTCTTTGATTTCATTCCATGCCAATTCAAGGCACTCTGTCAAAGTCAGATCAAATTTCTTAGCAACAAACACCAGATAAATAGCAATGTTGCGGCTGCTTAACTGAATTTGAGTGTGTGCGTTAATGCGATTTGTATTAGTTGAAACATCAACCAAACCACGCGCAATCAACCCAATTTCATTAGCAATATGCAAGTATAGTAACTCTACTGACCACTGATCTACATAGTGAAAGTTATGCTGTCCGTTCTCATCTGGATTGAGAGACAAATGGATTTTAGAAAAGTTCATCTGTTGAGCTAGGATAGTCAAGACAACCATCATATCTCCAACGCTATCAGCTATCTTTTCCTTATCCTTTCGTACTGTCGCACCATTGAGTTCCCCCCACTCTTCATTGAGTTTGAGCATTTGAGATAATGGGCTTGCTTTGTCAAGTTCCTTAGCTGTTGACCAACCTTTTACATTTTCAATCAGTTCATTAAATTTCATTGTGCATACCTCCTGTTGCAATATTCACGCTCTAAGCTATCTAGCCCCACTTTTAAATACTCGATAGAGTAACTAGCAAGGCTTTTCTTTTCAATTTGTGTGAGAGGCCTGTTAGCCTCCTCAAACTCTAAAATAAGTTGATACTTTCTAAATTCCACCTAACCCTCCAAAGTTTCAAAACTGATAAAGTTATCCTCAAGCCATTCTTGCAACTGATTAAGCTGAGATTTTCCACCATGCAATGTCAAACGCAAATTAATTGTTAAAGGCTCGCTAGGCTCAAATTTTGCCACATCTCGCACGTTGTTTTGTGGTTCTGGTGTAATTGTACCCTGTTCCAAAATCTCTCCTGTTTCAGCATCGTAAGCCTTGATATTCGCATTAGCATTTTCCTTGGCCAATTGTTCAATCTCTGCAAGTCGTTCAGCTTCTGCTTTTGCTTGGATTTCTTTCTGCTCTTTACGTGCAATCTCAGCATCACGATCAGTTCTCATCATCTTGAGAATATCAACAAGGCTCTTACCATCTTCAAGATGTCTGATATAGCTATCAGCTGGCAAATCGTACTCTTGAGCTTGCTCTTGGATAGCTTGCTTGTTAGCTTTGTATTCTTCCAAGGCATCAAATTCTGAAAGCACCAAGGCATCCATTTCATCAAGTGTTGTCTTTTTCAGCTCATACTTGCCTGTTTTAAAATATTTCTTGAGGCTGTACTCATCGTATTTGTCAGCGAATGTGGATTTTTCAATCCCTGCGACCATACACTTATCCTCAAATGTGGCACGCACAACATCCACGCGCATCAATCGTTCATGTTCATCAACAGCATTTAAGCCTGCTGTCATTTCATCCGTCACTTTTTCAAGAGGATTGAGAACCTTTTCTTTATACCACTTTTCAAAGTCTTTATACGGTTGGTTTATTGTTCCCTTGATTTCCTTGCGTTTGGTTTCCAAAGCATCTTTCAATTTGTTATAATTTGTCCGCTCCTCATAGACCTCTTTATAGGTCTCTGTTGAAACTTCTTTACCAGAATATTTAGCAATAGCTGCCTGGACTTGCGCCTCAATTGCTTCACGGTCAATGTCGATTTTTGCTGGTGTGAAATCCACTTTGATTTCAGTTAATGTTGTATTAGTCACATCTTTCATTTTTCTAATCCTCCAAACCTAAAGATTTCAATAAATCAGCCTTAATATCACGTTTTACTGACTCTGGCGCATCTGATCCATCTAGCATTTTGATTTCATGTGTTGCTTCAACGACAACGATATGGCAACCAAAAGACTCTGCTAATGCAGCTATCTGCTCTTGTTGTTCTTCATAAGCATCGTAATCCAAGGTCAAAGCATCTTGCATGCAATTACACAAGCTTACATTGTAAGCTAGGCGATGATCGTTGTGTTTGTATTCTGTCACAAAATGACCATTTTCTTTTTGTTGAAAAGCAATAAATTTTTTAGTTTGTTTCATGTTATTCCCTCTTTCTATTTTTCCTCAATTTGTTTCAATTCTTTAGTTTTATAGCTACCACATTTTGGGCATTCCAGAAATGTCCAATCATCATTATCAGTTGTGGCTTTGTAGTATATAGAACCACATTCTAAACATCCAAAATTTCCACTTAGCATATCAGCTACCTTGTTTTTCGTATGCTTTTTGAATTTGTTTAGTGAGATATTCCATCACTATGTTATAGCCATCAGCTGGAACTTTGTGGAAATCGTCTATTTGATACTTGCTCAATACAAAATTTGCAACTGTATCAAATGGCGCTCCCTTAATCGTCGCAAACTCTTCAACGTTCTTGATGATTTCTTGATACTGAATGTTATCAATGTACCTTACTTGTTGTTCTTGGGCTTGCTGGTTGTTTGGTTTCTGTTGCTGATTATTCTGACCTTGCTCTTGGCTTTCTTCTACTGGATACTCATCAATATCTTTTTCACCAATCGCAAACAACCCCTGCAAGGCATATTTTCGAGCGTAAGAGCTGACTGCACCTGTCCATTGCGGATCTTGCATTTGTTTAATCTGTCCTTTTTGGGTATTAAATACTGGAACTGGACTCATTTCAGCGTATGCTGTTGATTGGTACCTCTCGTCTCTCTCATCATTAAAAGCTACGGCTGTTGCTTTTACAAAGATTTTTCCAACAAGCTCAATGAGTTCATCAGTTACGATTACAGACCAATCGCTTTTTAGCTCTTTGAAAGTTGTATAGATGTCCTCGGCATTTCTAAATGCGTACTTTACATCTTTTGATTTCCTTTTTTCTAATTGCATTTTTTGTTGCAACTCTGGGAAAGTTAAACTTGCCATTTTCCTCCTCCTGTAAAAACTCTGTAATTCCCTTATTATCTATAAGTATGAGTTTGTTATTTGTTAGTAGTTATTATTCTGCTATCGTGTCATCTTAACGGTTTTAGCCATTTCTTTCTTCCATGACTGACTGCCTCGATATTGCAGATAAGCATCAAAACCTTTGATTGTGACAAGCTGGCCATCGTTTCTGAGGTGTTTTTTCTGACTAGGCAATTTTTTCATCTCTCGCCTCATGTCTCCCGCTTGCCGTTTTGAACATCCAAAGATGTGCTCTAGTTCTTCATCGTTTGCAGAAATCTTCTCGATGATCACATCTTTAATTCTCACGATTTGAACTGTTTCCATTTTTCCCCTTTCATGCTATAATTAAGTTAGATTTTTTTTTTAGAAAGTGTCTGAGTTTCTCAGATACTTTTTTGTGTACTCTCTTTTATTTATTAAGAGTAGTAGTACTTGTTGTTAGTTAATATTTATTGTTAGTTAATACTTGTTGTTAGTTAATATTTATTAGTGCCTAAATTTTCTGATTTGTAAAATACAGATTTGTAAAATACAGATTTGTAAAAATCGGAAATGTAAATTCTAACCTGTGGATAACTTAGATATACTTTCATTCAATCTCTGTTTCATGATTTCAAATTGAAAATCGGATATTTTTACATCTGAGAAAAATCTGAAAACACGAACTCCTTTACCACGTCCCATGCCTTTTTTAACAATTCGTAGGTAGCCATTTTTTTCTAATATTTTGAAGTAGCTATCAACTGTGTCTCGACTAACACCTTTTCGTTTAGCTATTTCATCTGGATAGACTTGCCAGTTAGGGTGGTTAGCTAGGACAACCATCATAATACCGACAGCTGTAAAGTCCAGTTTTGGGTCATTGATAAAGTTATTACTAACAGCAGTATAATTTTCAGTCGCATTCTTGAAAGATAAACTGGCAATCTAAATCTTTAAAATCTGTCATAATTTCTCCTCTCTAGTTCTCCTCAAATTTTTCCCATGACTCATTGATTCGCAACTTTTTATTGATTCGCAACTTTAAGTCATCGCTCCCTTTTCCATCTTTGAATAGCTGTGTGATTGCCGACGGACTAACACCGACCACAGTAGCTAGGTCTGTCTGCGACCATCCACGTTTTTCAATACGCTCTTTTACAAGGCTGATCCATTTATGATGCTGTTGACTCATATTACCTCCTCCTTTTATTTTTAATAGAGTTAAAGAGTTAGTAAATTATTTTATAAAATACTTGACACATTTTAGCGTATCTGCTAAAATGAAAGCATAATTAAAAACCTTGATAAAATCACATATCTATCAATCTATCCTGCTCGGCAAAGCTATTTAATTTTTAGATAAGTTTTTATTAGTTTTTTAACCAACTCTTTAACTTACAAAAACTATTTTAGCGTAAACGCAAAATAAAGTCAACTATTTTTTGCGTATTTTGTAAAATATTTTTTGTCACGTCTTAGAAAGGCTGATAAATCAATGTTTTCTACATTTGAAATCGTAAAAGATTTATGCGAAAAACAAGGGATTTCACTAAATACCTTGGAAGAAAAGCTAGAATTAGGCAAAAATTCTTTGTATGGATTAAAAAGGAATCAACCTTCCGCTGAAAGATTGCAACAGATCGCTGACTACTTCCATGTTAGTACAGACTATCTTCTTGGTCGTACGGATAACCCAACTATTGCTAGCGACAAAGAGCAATTCTTTTTTGAAGGCAAAGAGGTTGATGTTGAAGAGTTGGCCTCTACTGCTATGCGCTTTAATGGGAAACCACTAACGGATAAAGATAAAAAGTCTATACAAAGTATCATAGAAGCCTTCTTACGAAGTCAAGAGGGTGGCAATGTTTAAACAAAAAATCCATTTATTTATTGACGATTCTGGAAGACTAGAGAAAAATTCCAACTACTTTGTCTACGCAGGTCACTGTTTTATTGGAGACTCTCCCAAAAATAAAGCCAAAGGGCGGTATAAAAAACTAGTTCATCAGATAGCTGAAGCTAATAACTTCGAGTTTGAATTAAAAGCTTCCAATCTCGAAAACATGAACCATCGCTCCTCTCTCTATCGTATCTTGCAAAATGAAATCAGCTTTGATGTCAGTATGAAAGTTTCAAATCTAAAAGAATACATACTCGCTGATAAAAAATCTCGACAACGATTTAAAGACTATGCGATTAGACGAGTTGTAAAAAAGCTATTTCAACATTTAATAGCTCAAAATCTAATTGATCCAAATCAAGATATTGAACTACATATCAATATTGATCAACAAGGCTTTGCGACGAATGGACTTTATGGGCTAGGAGATGGAGTATTTGAAGAGTTGCATGAGGGGATTTATAATTTCAATTACGGAAAATTCTATTCCCCTATCTTAAATGCTGACTTTTTTGTCTATACTCGTTCTTGTGTATCAGAAAATGATTATCTCATACAAGCAGCCGATATTCTCGCAAATAGAGTATGGAACTCATACGTCCATAATAGGTTACCATTACGAACAATACCAAACCATATTCACTTATGGTTACCTTAGAAATAAAAAAGTTAGCTAACTAGTTGACAAAAGACCTTCAAGTGTTGTACAATTTACTTACAGGTTGAAAAACACTGTTAAATCAAGTGGGTAAGAGATTGATCAATTAAGCGTATGTAAAGTACGTCTCCCCACTTGGAAAGGTCTTGTTATGGTAACAAGACCTTTTTTGATTATCTAAGCAGTAAAGGATGACGCTTATGACAGAAAAAGAACTTTTTCAAGAGTTCGGAATTAGAATTTCTGTTTTTGATAGTGAGATACACAATGCAGATAGTGACGAAGCTTTTTATATATCTTCCCTAAAGACGATGTTTATTAGCTCAAAAATCCTGCCAGAAGATAGAATTAAGATTACATTACACGAACTCGGGCATAAGGATCATTTAACACATCTCTACTCAATTTTTAGGGAAAAATATGAAGCTCAAGCTAATAGAAATATGATCCACTATCTCATAAAAGCAGAGTTAGATGAGTGTGAGGAAAAAGAGCAATTTAACTATCTTGCATTTATGCAGAAATACAAACTAAAAACCATTGCTGATGAAACAATGGTCAAAGAGGAGTATTTGGCTTTGCTGAATTGAAAAAGGAGTAGGATAAAATGAAAAGAATATTTTCTATATCAGCTGTTTTGCTTTGTGCACTTTTTATTTCAACCGCTTGTACAAATCAAACGCAAAAGTCATCCAGCGAACCGACTACACAATCCGCCTCATCTGATGACATCAGCGTAGAAGAATATTTTGATAAGCTATTGACTAAAGTTGATAAGGTCACAAAAGACAATTACAAGTCAGATAATTATAAAATCTATGATTACAAAACAGTTCTCCGAGAGCCAGAAAAATTCTTCTCTTTGAAAATGAGAATCGACAATCTGGAGATAGTGCAAATTTTTAAAGAAGGCAAGTACACAAAAATACTTGCTACACAACCTAGCGGGGATTTCTATATGCTATTCATGGAGACTGAACGTATAGAAAAAAGATTTTTGGAAAAAGATCATTTGACTGTAAACGGACGTTACTTACTTTCTTACGAATACACTACAAATAGTAATAAAGAGAAAAGCGTACCTTTAATTTACATCGATGCGTATTTGATGCTGAAAAATTAAAAAATCCCCACGCTCAAATTTTGGTCGAGGAGAGCGTGAGGTGTTCAGTATAGTAAAAGGCATTAAAAAGCCCTCTTTACTATACCCCATTTTACCAAAAAGTGAGGTTAAAATCAATGTGGATGGAAGAATTGCCAAATGGCAAGTTTAAATATTTTGAGCGATATAAAGATCCCTATACTGAGAAATTGAAAAAAGTCTCAGTTACGATGGAAAAGAAAACACCTCAAGCAAGAAATCAAGCTATTTTACTCTTGCAAGAAAAGATAAATAAGAAACTGGAAGATAAAAATAAAAACATATCTGATATAACATTCAAAGAGCTTTATGATGAGTTTGAGGATAATTGGAAAAATGGGGTCAGAGAATCAACAATCTATGCAGCAAACCATGTAAAAAATGAAATATTTAATCAGATAGAGGGCGATTATCTAGTTAGAAACATTGACCGTAGATTATTGCAGAAAGTCATAGACCAACTGATTAAAGACGGGCGCTCCAGGAATTATACCTCAAAAATAAAATTTAAACTCAATCAGATTATGAAGTACGCTCTTAGAATGAATTATATCAATAGCAACGAAATGCTTTTTGTCGAGCTACCCCGTAAAATTACAACCTCCGATGACTTGAAAAAGAAAAGAACAAAATATCTGGATCAAAAAGAGTTCAACCTCTTTATTAAAACTTTACAAAAAGAGGCTTTGCGTGATTATCGTTTAAACAAGTATATCCGTATAGCCAAAGTCCTTTTTCTAACTGGTATGAGATATGGAGAGCTTGCTGCCTTAAGTTACAAACACGATATAGACTTTTCGAAAAAGACAATCCACATAAGGCATACATACGATTTTAGACTCAAAAAGAGAACTGCACCAAAGACGGCAAAATCAGATAGAATTATAACTGCTCCTCAAAAAGTGTTAGATATTATCAAAGAGCAAATTCTAGAGAATACAAAAAACGGATTTGATACTGATTCTATTTTTATCAACACTCTAGGAGAGCCAATAACAAGTGCCAGGGTTATTATACCTTTAAAAAATCATGGTAAAAAGCTAGGTATTGACAAAAATATCACTACTCACATGTTCAGACATTCTCATATCTCTTTACTTGCTGAATTAGGAATCCCGTTAACTGCTATCATGGATCGTGTAGGTCATTCTGATTCAAAGACAACACTTGAAATTTATTCACACGTTACCCAAAAAATGGTATCAGATATATCTAGCAAGTTAGAAAAGATAAAACTATAAATTTTGCCCCTTTACTGCCCCTTTTTTCTCGATAAAATAAATAAAAACCCTTTAAACCGTTGATGTTAAAGGGTTTGTTTTATGCACGAAAAAAGAGCACACAATTCACACTCGCTTAGGGCTGCTGGATTCCTCCCCTGACCC